TGTGCACTCAGAACTTTATGTAAAATTCTTAAAGGTAACCTCAGGTAATCCTCAGGTCAGTTCATAGACCCGTAGGTAGACCAGTGAATCACCTAAGGTTAACTTTAAGTATTGACTATAGAGGGATGGAGTGGTGTATGCTGGTAAGCATCACTACGGAATCCCTAGCGCGTCAGGAAGACCCCTAATCGCTACAAGTGAGTAGAGAGCACACGAGAGTCTCCAGTCCACTGAGTTGCTGCTGAGTAACCAGTGAAGCCCCAAGGGCACCAGCAAGTACCAGCAGAAATCGCCAAGTAGTCCTATGGCGCAGTAAGGTTAACAATAAGCGCATAGGTCCTCCTTGTGTTAGCTCTTAGTGTCTTATAGTGAGAGGGTGATATTATCATCACTACCCTCTACCTGTAAGGAGACTTAAAGTGAATAACTATATGAATGAATCTTTAAGTTGTCTTATAGTAATCTTTGAGTGGTCTCTCCCTATAGTGGGTCCTAATTCCAAGTGTCTGTTATACATAGAGTTTTCTCAAAGTGGCCTTCCGTGGCCTAATGAATCCTTATGCACAATCCTTGCATAATCACCATGCGATGAACATAGAGTCATCCCCATCGTCTTCCCATCGGATGTCCACACCGTTGCTACTGGTGGCCCTGAACTGGGAGATGTTGCTAAGAGGTTTCTCCATGTGGTGCTCCAAGAACTCCTGAAGTACCTCAGCCTCTATCTTCACAGCGTCCTGCTGCATCGTAGAGCGTAGGAACTCGACACCTAATGCTAACGCATCAAGTCGGTCATCGTGTGCCACAGCGCCCTTCTCACGGCTCATACGGGTCATCTGGTAGAACAGGCTGTACTTCAGAGCATGCTTACCGTCTGCATCTCGTGCCGTCTGGTAGTCCTGCCGGATGACCTCGTCACGGATAATCAAGCGGTGACTTGCCAGTACAGGCTCAAGGGTATCGCAGATGCGGGCCTCTTTCATACCACGAGCACGAATCTCTTCGAGTTGCGCTGGGTGATGCTTCAGGAGCACAGGTTGGAACACGTTACCGAACATACCGTCACCGAAGTTACTCTCGAAGACCACAGTCTGCACCTGCCACTGCTTAGCCTTCTTAGCGAGGAACTCAAGGGACTTCTCTTCGTAACCGCGAGTACCACCAGCGTCCATCAGGTAGATGTAGCCATTTAGTGTGTACAGTACGCACCAGCCTGTCTCATCCTTACCGCGACCACTTGGGTCAATGACCAGAATCTTGCCCTGATACGCACCAGTGTTACTTGAGGCCGTATGGAAGGAGTAAATCTCGTCACCCTTCATGCCCACGTTAGGAAGCTCCTCATTGCGGTTCTGACGGTTCGGCAGCCACTGGTAGTGCATTGGGGCCTTGTCCGCCTGTAGACCGCACACGATGGCGTCACGGAGGCGTAGAGGGTACTTCTCGGCGTCACTGAGGTTCGGGTTGAGCATGAACTGAAGCGTATAGCCAGCTTTGCCATATTCCACCTCACGTTCCTGAAGGTCCATAGAGTCGAATCGAACCGGGTCGGTAGGTTGGCTACTGAGGCCCTCTTTGTCCTCATCGTACTCACTACGGAGCATAGGGGCCAGTCGGTCGCCATAGTACAGGTCTTCCTCTTTGGAGCGAGGATACTGCGCAGGCCAGATGATGGTGGAGTACCCACGGTTGTCCTCAAGTTCCTTGTAGAGCGTCATCTCGGTCTGAGGAGTACCCAGATAGATAACACGGCTAGTCGGTAAAGGTTTCAACAGTGCGGCGAACTCCTGAACAAGCGTCCAGAGTTTCTCTCGGGCACCTTGGGTTGCAGAGTTACCGGGAATCTCCACGTCATCCGCAATGATGATATCGGCACGGCTACCAGTAAGCTGACCCGTAATACCCACAGACTTAACTGACGGGCTGTGGTCCGGCTTGGCAGGGCCTACATCAAAGCTAATCACGGAGTCACGCTGACCGGGGCGAGGCTTAAGCTCACTCAGGAAAGGCAACAAGTCGATGATATTTTTGATGAAGATGGAGTTAGCGTCCGCACGTTCCTTTGAGGCCGAGACAATCAGTATCTTTAACTGAGGGTCACGCCACAGGGTCCACACTACGAACGCACACGTGATGAATGACTTCCCGATACCACGGAAAGCCTGAAGGATAAACTTCTTGTTCTTTGGGTTCGCCAGACACTTGGCCATGTCGATTTGACACTTGGTGGGTTCCGGCAGGTTCAGGGCCTTCCAGAGCACGAAGAGAAAGGCGACAAAGTCACCCTTCAGTTGCGCAATGATTAAGGCATTCTTGGCTTGCTGAGAGTTACTCAATGTTCACCTCCTTTCCGCTGTAGCTTACGAATAGTGTCCTGTAGGGCCTTCTCTTTAAGGTCGGCCTTCTGGGTTATTGCGATAAGACTTCGAGCAGTTGCTTCGTGTAGTTCGACGAAACCATCAACGAGGCATCGACCGTCTGGTCCTGCGGTGACACTGGTAGGTTTGACTTTGACGCGCAACCGCTTATTGTCGCTACGCAAATCAGCAATAATCCTATCAGTGCTGCCCTCCAGCCCCTCAAGGTCTGCTTGGTACTTAGCCGATACTGCGTCAATCGCTTTCTGAGTTTCAGCTCTAGCCGTTTGCTTCTTAACGTACTCATTCTGTACTTCCTCCTTCCATTTGGCGTCCGTAGATTGTGAACCCAAGTGCCACCCGAAGGCGAACACCATGATAACCACAAGATATGGGACGATTCTCTTTGTAATTTCCAGCATAATGCCTCCAGATGTTTCTCAGATTTCACGTAGGAACGCCTAGCGTAGTGCAATGACATCCATAAAGGCACTACATATAGTAGTACCTTGAGTATATCACTGTAGGGTGAACTTATCGTCATCTGTCAGACCATCATCACCCACCTTGGAGTTATAGGCCTCCAGACCCTCAGCCAGTCCGCCCAAGATGTTAACGTCAGGGATCAGCTTAGAGATTTGGAACTTGTGACGCTCCAGTAGTTTACCAATGGCGTTGTACAGCTGAGGGGTTCGCTTCTCGTTATTCTTCAGGTCCATGAGCATCTGCTGAGCCATCTCAGTGTCTAACATTTCGAGGAACTTAATCAGGTCCATATGTTACTCCTTATTAGCTTTCTTCCAGTCAATGATTTTATCGACTACCTTGGCACCAATCTGAACCACTGTGTAGGCGATTGCCGCGACGTAGAACCACTCGTTGAGTGAGAGGCCCCAGAAGAGCCTCGCTACACCATCGGCCCCAGCGACACCCGCAATGGGAGCCGCCTTGATAACTTCGTTATTGAAGTCTAGGGACAACATATTACCTCCTTATGATACGAATGCCCTTACTCGGCATCGTGTTACTGTGGTCACCAGCTCAGACCCTGTGTCGTTCTTCATGACAACAACAAACGAACCGTTGGCGCTGGTTGCTTCAACCCAGACCTGCAACCCTGTTGTTGGTCCGTCGAACATTGGAATACTAACGGCCTGAACGCGCATCCCAGCAACATCTAGGTACGACTGGTTAGGTGTTGTATACTTGGCACCAGCAGCTAGTGTACCGGGGGCTATTGCGAAGTCCCAGTCAATATAATCAACCTTTCCAAACACCATACCATCAGCTAGAACATCAGCAGTGCCAGTATTGCGGAGCTGCAATGTTTCCTGCAATTGGTTTGCCTTCACGTAGAACACGTAGTTCTTCCACACCCCAGCGTCAATAGACTTGGTGGATAATACGGTTGAGCCGCTCTGCAACGAGAGGATAGCACCAGCCGCTGCACCCTTGGCCCGTACAGTGACCTTGGTCACGGTAAGTCCATCCTTATACATCTTAGGGACGGACCACTGGCGCACCTGAGTGTTAGCTGGTACACGCAACACCGAAGTTGTCTCACCGTCTGCATCGTACTCCGAAGGTAGCCGGGTGTTGCCCGGAAGCTCCGCCATGTTGATGTAACCATCGGGGAGAATCTGCTGGCCCACCGAGACGTTACCATTCGACTGCACGTTAATGACTCGTTCCAACTTGCAGAGTTTTGAGGACGTGTTGGTGAACTGCTTGATTGCCGTAGTGGCCGACCCTTGGTTATTCACGTTGCCGCGACTCACGACTATACCGCCAGCAATCAGACCAGCTGACTCACAGGCGAACAGGAGGTTGTCTTCAAACTTAATCGTACCCACCGCAGTTGCACCAACCCGAAGAACGCCAACGTAACGGTTACGCTCTGTTGTAAAGTGGGTGAACCCATTATCCTGAATGAATGCACGACTTAGCTGCTGGAAGTCCAACACGTAGGAATCCACAGTGTTCGGAGCCGCCGGGGTGCCATCAAATTCGAACTTATTGCGGACAATCCAAATCAGGTCCGGGTTGGAATTAGCTGTAGAGCCAATCCAAGGGCCAGACATTAAGGCGAACGTATTGTCCTCGATATGGAGGTTGTTAACGTTGTCTGTTACTGCTGAGCGTACATCGTCGAACAGTATACCACCACCAGAAGGACCTCCTAGTCTTCGGAATAAGTTCCCCGAGATGTTCGACTCCATTACATCTTTCAGTCGAATACCCCATCCAGCCATGTTCTGGAACGCGCAGTTATTAGCCTTGAAGTAAGACCACTGCGTAACCTTGATTATGTCTCCCAGAGCTGTCGCTGTGTCCCCATTCAGGTTGATGTTAAACAACCCACCGCCCATAGGACGCTGAGCTTGTCCCTCGCCCGTGAAGTGGAACATGAAGGATGCACCCGCAGAACGCTTGAGGACTGTTCCCTTGGTAACGTTGATACCTTGAGAACCACAACCTACAATACGCAGAGGATACGGAATGACTACATCCCCGAACTCATAAGGCCTTCCGCCGTTACCTTCAACAGGACCGATGGCGACCTCAGATACACCTAAGGTGATGGCTGCGCGTAGCTTGTCGGTTGCCGTGGACCCAGAGAAGGACTCAAGGCGCGGTAATGAGTCGAATGCCTCTTGGATAGTGCGCCCATCCTTGAGCACACCAATGGTTGAGCCTTTCGGCTGATTGAAATTGTCTAACATGAGGTTCTCCTTATTTGTAGGTCAGGCCGAGCTTACGGCGAATCATGGCAGCCTCTACCACCAAGCACTCTTCCATACGCAGCATGAACCCATCGTCGCCAATAGTGATTAGACCATAATCTCCAGCATTCAGGCCAAATGCTTGAAGGGATTCTTCCACCTTCTGTGCAATGTACCCAACGTGCCAACGTGCTTCACTACCCTTCTCAGCGACCGAGTCATTGAGTTTCCATTGAGAGAACGGAATGGTTTCCCAAGCGTCCAGTAGGGCCTCATCAATTGGCTTAATGAAAGACTTCTTGCGGGAGTCAGAGGTAACGTTAGGGGAGTTCGCCAGATAGATGTCACGAATCCTGTTAGAGTTGGTCCCAATGTCTTTGGTAGCTGTTGATGTCGGAACAATGCTGGTACCGATATCCCACGAGGTGAAACGAGCTTCCTTGAACCGACGGTTCCACTCGCCCAGAGACACGTTGCCGTCACTAAGTGCACGGATGGTTGTGTCTGAGAAGTAGAGGCCCTCTCCGTTAACGAGCTTCATGGTGTACGCTGTGGCTGCTGTGTTGAAGCTAGTGCCGCCAGAGTTGAACCAGAATCTAGGGTTGAAGTCTTTGATGTTCCCTTGGAATGGGAGCTGTCCAAAGAAGAACCCGTTGCCCGGAGAGTCGTACGTTACGAACCCCATGGACTCGATGTTCGGCCCTCGGATGTGGAACGTTGCAGGATACACACCGTTGTTGTTGCGGTCTGCCCAGTCTGCCGGAAGTGGACGAGCCGACACGCCAGCAGGGAGGCGACCAGCGTCCGCATTAGTCATTACCGCATTCTCAAGGGATGTACGGTTGGCAAACACGTAAGTACCACCAGTACGAGCACCTTCTGTCGCAGTGTCCCAGATGACCTTACCAATAGAATCGAAGCGCCCATGGAAGTCGAACCGAGAGTTGCCGTCAGCCTTGAACGTCAGGTCTGACTCACCAGTCAACTTACCACCAACATAGTCGGTGTTACAGTAGTTCAGGTCCATGGCAATACAACCAGCGCCACCAAAGAACTGCATGTCCCACGTCATGTTGTACAGGTAGGCTGCACCTTGTGGATTACCCACGATTTGCACACCAATACCACCATTCTTCTTGACTTGGTTCTGTATGTTCTTGAAGTTAGACCCATGGAACGAGTTGTCACCGTTCTGAACCTTGTTGAACTGAATGTTGATATTGTTGGTGAACAGTCGGCCATTCGTGAAGTAGCAGAACTCGGTGAATGAACCTGCGGTCATGTAGTTCTCAAGGCAAATACCAATGTTCATATTAGCAATCAAGAACTCAGTCACGTGAGCGAAGCAGGTGTTACGGCACAGGATGCCGATGCCCTGACCAGTGGTCGATGGGTGTGACTTGATGAGTAGCTTCTCAACGCCTTTGGACGTGTGGCTCCCCGGAGTACCAATAATTGAGATACATGGAGTCTCTGGCGCTGGTGCCTTAAAGACCAGCACTGAGGAGGCCCAACCTGCTCCACGGATGCGAGCACCTAGGCGGGTATTCCGATTTCCACCGTTGAGGTTTAACTCACGTGTAATCAAGTAGGAACCAGCCGGGACATACACCTCTGTATAATTCAAGGTGACAGCCATCTCGATAGCCGCCTCGAAGGCTGCTGTATCATCGGTACCAGTATTTGTCGTATCGCTCCAGTCGCCACGTGCACCGAACCACTGTGGTAGGATAATATGGCTCTCAAGGATACGGTCAATCGCCTGTTGAACGGTAAGTCCGCCAGACGCCCCGATTCGGCTTGCACCGTCAGGGCCTGCCAGTATGGACGCTAATGAGTGAGTACCTTCAGAGGTAAGCATTACAACAAAGTCGCCACGTTGCAGCGGCTTAACGAGGGTAATCGTCTTGGTGGTGTTGTCGTAGGAGAACTGGAAGCCAACTTCTTGTCTGTCACCGTTGATGTAAATCACTGGGACAGCAAACACTTCGTCGGTCCTGTCGAGGACGATAGCGGTTTCCCCACCATTGGCAGACCCTTGGTTGTACACCATTACGATGTTCTTAAGGTAAGTCGTTCCGTTGGCAAACTCCTCGATGTAATCCCCGATATCCTGCTGGGTCTGTTTAATCTCAGACAGAATACCACCAGCCTCACCCAGAGTCGTGTCCAGCTGGTCCTTATTGACCGCATCGGTTCCAACCTCTCCGGGAGCCAGTCTGACAATCTTACGGTTTCTCGCGTCGAGGTTACCAGCATCATCCTCAGGCATGGCCAGAAGCGCACTGTCACGGGCCTCTTCGGCAATATGTGAAGACTGTAGCTGGGACACGTTTAGGTCGTTAGCGCGGAGCACAGAGCCATCACTGAAGTCCACAACACGTTCAGACGCTGAGGTGAACCGTCGGATTTCAACTCGGTCGAACCCAGTGGTGTCCACCAGAATCTTAACGCGAGTCTTCGACACGTAACGGTACTCCGTGATGTTGCGCAAGAGTCGGCGGTTGTCGTCCGATACCAGAGACACGCGGACAAACTTGCGGGACAGGTAGTCAAACGGGATGTCAAACTCAGTGGCTCCTGTTGGGTACTGAATGATTGTTTTAATATCTTGGTCCATCGTGACCTCCTTAAGTTGAATAGGAGGGAAACCAGTCGGTCTCCCTATAGTGTGCCCTAATTAGTTGGGTCTAGGCTGCTGCTTTATGGTGACACCATTAGCTTCATAGATTTTCATGATTAGCTGTTGGGTAAGCGGGTCGTTTGGCACAAGCTCCTTTGTGGAGTTCATCAGGCCAGTCATGTAGTCACGCTCAGTCGGCTTATTAGGTGCTGTAGCAACACCATAAGCGTTCTTAGCGGTCGCAATGACGTTACCTACGTAACCCAACGCCGGGACCTGAGACCCTAAGTTACCAGCAAGGTTGCTCGACTCTGCGCGGCCCTTTGACGCCCCATCTTTCTTCTGGAACTGTTCCTCCTTAGGTAAGATGGTGGAGCGAAGCATGTTGGCGTCTTGGAACCCAGCGGCACCAGTCATCATCGAGACGATGGACAGCGGGGCACCAGTGTGGGAACTTCGAGTCAACGCTGCGTAGCCCAGCATGGTCGGGTTCAGGGCTTTCTTCAGGTAGTCCTTACGCTGAGACTCTTGGAGGCCGTAAGCCTTAACATGGGCCTGCATCGCAAAGTAAGTCCCGGCGATACCCATAGACAGTACGTGGGTCAACGCCATGTCGATAGCTCGGTTGTTCTTGTAGCCCTCGTAGAAGGACCGAATGAACTTGGCGTTGAGTGACTTGATGGTGAAGTTCTTGAACTGCATGGTCATCTTGACACCAGCGCCATACGCCTTGGAATCCTGCTGGGATACCTTGTGAGGTCTCAACATGGTCTCGTCGGCGACCTTATCGGCAAGACGCCACAGGTCCATCGCTCTTGGGTCCTGACTGAAAGCCTTCTTGTCCTTGATGGTGAACTGTCCGTTAGCATCACGAGTCGCATGGTCAACAAAGAGTTGCTTGATACCCTTCCACTGCTCTGGACTGATAGAGGCAGCTTTGAGGAAGTTCTCCTTACCGAACTTGGAACCCTTACCGCCGAGGGCAGCACCAGCCACATCACCGAGAACACCCTGACGGGCAGTGTCCAGAATGTAGTTGGCTGTACCGTTCAGCATCTTGGTCCAAGGAGAACGGGCCGACAGCTCCTGAGTGCCGAACTTAATGGTACCAATGACTGACGCCATGGCTCCACTGGTATCGGACGCCTCACGGATTCGCTGTACGATGTCCTCACGCCCCGGACGGATTAACTGGTCGAGCTCCTTACCGAACAGCGCCCCATGAAGTTCGCGGAGTTCACTGCCAGACACCGGAGAGGTTCTGGTGGCTAGGTCTCGCAACGTTGGGATACCGTGCAGCATCGCCTTAACGTTACCCTTAGCCAACATCCCAGCAATCTCTGTGAGGTTCTGCGGACCCATGTAGAAGTTCTTAGCGAAGAACGCTAGGTCATTCAAGGAGCGCATAGCCGTCTCAAAGGCTGTATCGTTGTTGCGTCGAGCACGTCCAGTGAGAATCTTAACGGTGTCCTTCAGCGCTTCCACTTCGCCCTTCAGCTGTCCCTTACGTTCGGCCTTCTTGTCCAGCGCCATGATTTCGTCCTTGAGCTGCTTCGTGGTCTTACCGCTACCGCCCATGATGGAGATATCACCGTTAACTCGACGGTCGTACGCTGGGATAATCCGTGCCATGTCGAAGTCCCTCAGGTCGTTGACACTGAAGGTTGACCCGTCCGGTAAGGTAACCGGGATGTCGCTGTCGAACATGTTACGGGCTTCAAGGAACGAGTTGTTCTCAATACCGACCAGACCAGTGATGTTGTCATCAATGACACTTGATGCCGTGAAGTCCTCAGTGTGGCTGATACCGTAAGCCTTGTCCATGGCGTGCTTCTGGACAACCTCGGGTGTCACTTGGTCAACCGACTTGTAGCCGTTGAGTTCCATTAGGTACTCATCGACACGTGCCTTGACCTCAGGACGCACTCGGTAACTGGTAAGCCAGCTCTGGGCGATAGCCTGTTGGAGTCCTTCAGGTCCACCCAGCTTCTGCGTCATCAGTTCCTTAGCGCCCCTGTCGTACACGTTAGGTACGTAGGTTCCCTTATGGCGACTACCGGGGAAGATGCTCACGGCGTTAGCGTTACCGAAAATACCCGGCTGTTCCATCAGCTCACGCTTGGTATCGAAGTGCCCTTTCAGCAAGTCCATTACCTCACGTTCACCCTTGGTCAAATCAGCCTGTAACTCTGGACGCTCAATCGCCAAGGCTGCACGCTTGTAGACTTCCTGACGGATGGCTCTGCGTGACATCTTCTGCTCACCAATGGAGAACTCTGGGTCCTTCATGGCACGGTCAACAGCGTCATATAGCTGGTTATACATCCGTTGGTCTGTCGCGTGGAGCCGCTCGTGGATATCCGAAGCTGTCGCACCGAACTTACCACTAGACCCTGATTGCATCCCTGTGGGAGAGCGTACTAGGTCCTGAGCGATTGCACGTACACCAGCATCCTTGGACCCTAATGTCTTCAGGCCAATCTCAGTGAACCCACCTAGTTTGATACCGGGAGCTGCGCGCTCTGGGTCAATCTCTGCGAAGTCACGCTGGGTCCTTGGGTTAAGCGGGTTGGTATCACTCAAGATGGAACCATTGGCCAGAACCACTGCGCCCTCTTCGGTCGGATGGTCGGCAAACGGAACACCCCTATGGTCCTGCTCGAACGAGAAGTTCTCTGGAGGCAATGTCGAGGTGTCGTGACCACCAGTGTTGATGGCAGTCTCTCGGGCTTCCATACGAAGTGCTGGACCAGCGAACTCATTCACGGATTCAACACCACGTGCCTTACGGATACCAGCCGCCACAGCATCACTGAGGGCCGACATACCAGCACCGAACAGTAACCCACCAAGTGCTGCATCAGAATAGTGAGCTTCACCACCAGCTACTGACGTACGGATTCCCTCAGAGGCAACACTGAGTGCTCCAGCCTGTGCACCTACTCGCAGGGCCTTATTGACCACCTTGAGTCCCTTCCCGGCCACACCGACCAGCGGCACATAACTGAGCGGGTCTACACCAGCACCTACAATACCAGCAGCGAGTTTCGCCCCAGTACCAGCCTCAGCGGCCCGTTGGTCGGCCTCAAAGTTATCCTTGGCCAGCTTGATGAGCGCATTCCAATTCTCACCGTCACCACCAGTCACCACACCGTAGTAACTCGGAGGTAACCCGGAGTCCCGCAGCTTCTGTAAGTCCTCCTTGGACGGGACGTAAGAGTTCCAGCGAGTCGGGGTCATCGTGTCCTTGAACACATCGTACCCGTCATCAGCACGCGCAGCACGGAAGGCCACACCCAAGGTTGAGTTCTGAAGTTGAGCATCAGCTGCATCACCTAATCCAAAGAATGTTGACCGAGAGTTATACTCATCGAGAGTCGTCCCGGTCTTCTCCCAGAAGTCCTTAGCGTATGGCGTGTTGGGCGCTTCCTGCGCTACACCTTCAACGTCGAACCCATGGGACTCCGGCAGTTCGGTACCTACCTTGCCAGCCTTGGAGATGCCCTTGAAGGCATCCTCTGCTGGAATCCCTTTACCCTTTGGGGTGATGCCACCGAACGCCTCCAGTGCGCCTGAGTTCGGACTCTGAGCCACGTCCAGTAGTTTTCGCATGTAGTTGCGCCCTTCCTCCGAGATAGACCCGAAGTCTCCTTTGTCGTACGCTTGGAGCTGAGGGGCACCCGCCGGGCCTTCCCCTTGGTTGTACGCTAGGGCCGCTTTCAACTCATCACCGTCGTACTTCTTAACGAGACTGGCAAGCAGCTTAGCGCCAGCGTCAATAGCTAACTCAGGGTTGTAGCGCCCATCGTCGTCACCATCGGTAACGTTAAGGCCCATCGCTCGGGCCGTGTTGCGGGTGAACTGCATGATTCCCTTAGGGCCAGTCTTAGAGACGGCCTTAGGGTTGAAGGATGATTCGTTAAACGATAACTTACGCAGGAGGTCATAGGAGACCCCATGAGAGTCTGCTGCCTTCTGAAAGATGCCATCGTAATCGCTAGGTTTAGACTTATCGTAACTCATGAGGTTCTCCTTATGTTACTCTTTGGGTTTGCGGTGCAGGCGCTGCTCACGGAACTCCTGTGAACGCTGGGCCAGACCTTTACGTTTACCAGACTTGATGTCTTTGCGGACCTGATTGACTGCTGCGATAGGTGCGCGTTTGGTTGCTTCCTTCAGTGCCTTCTCTTCGGCTTCCTTGGCCAGTCGCTGCTGCTGTTCCTGATAGGTTCGAGTCAGTAGCTCCTTGTCGTAGCGGATGCGTACGGTACCAGTGGTGTCCATCATGTAGATAGAGTCACCCTGCTGGTACATCGTCAGCTGCTTGTTGGTCACCCAAGGGTTAGCCGCAATGATTCCCTTACGGGCTTCTTCTAGGATGTCTCGGCCCTGCTCCCAGCTCTTAGGGTCATCACTGACCTGTAGGGCGTTCTTAGGGATAATACCAATGGTATCACCGTCCATGTCATCACCTTTGAAGGTCACAGTGGATTCCTTAAGAAACTTGTCAACCTGCTGCATGGCACCATCACTGTTACCTGTGCGGTACTTGAAGCTGTCGTAAATCTTACGGGCCATACCATCCAGACTTGCTGGGATACGGGACAGCTCTGGGGACTCTGAGTTGTTCTTCAGGGACGCCCACGCTTTATCATCCTCGTACTGCATCTCTTTGGTGAGACTGCGGCGAGAACGGTCAGCGTCGATGAGAATCTGCGGGTCAATACCCTGCTTGTCCATCATGTCCATCGTCAGGAACAAGTCGGCCTTGTCTGGGTACAGTGCAGCGAAGAGGTCAGGGTCGGTGTTACGCATGGTGCGCAGTTTGTTCAACGCTGTGGTGTCCTCCGGTAACTTACCGTTAATCACAGCGGCAGACCACTCAGACCCAGCGTCGGTTACCATCTGGCCCACTACGGTACGGAAGGCTCCGCCCTCTGAGTCTGCCCGGAGGTAGCTCAGCTTCATGCGGTCCTTCTGTTGCTCAGTGAGCTGCATCTGGTCAATCTCAGCCAGCTTACCGTTAGCGTAGTTCACCATGTCACTGTGAGTGAACTCTCCGGTGTTCTCGTTGGTCGGCATGTCCTTGTAGCTGGTGGACACATACTGACCGTTGATACGCTTGGTGAACTGCTGGTCGATGACCTGATTCTTGTTGATGGTCTTCTGGCGCTTGTCCATCTCCTTGGCTGCCGCTTGAGCCTCCTGACGGAAACGGGCCTGCATCTGCTCCTCAGCCTGAATCAGACGCTCACGCTCGGGTGTCATCTGTTCACCGGGTTGCAGGCGGTCCAGTTCTGCCTTGGCACCCTGAAGCATCTCCCAGCCCTTGCTGGTGTCGTCTTGGTTCAACGCGCTGGTAATCCCAAGGCGGAAACCTTCGGACAACTTAGCGTCATTGTCGAACTGGGTTGACTGGGCCTTGACCATCAGGGCGTTCCACTGCTCCTCTCCCATAAGTTCCTTATAGGTCGAGGTCTTCCCGTTGAGGGTGACCGGACGGTCCTCAAGGCTCTGCAAGAAGTTGGTAGCACCCGGACGCTGGATGACGTCGTTAAGGGACCCGATGATGACCTGCTGCGCCTGAGCGTCGCTAGGGATGCTCCCAGTCTTAAGTGCATTGTCAATGTAGCGCTGGAAGAACTCACCGGACTCTGGACGGGCCAGAACGGCAGGGTCTTTGAGCACGCCTGACAGCTCCACCTTCGAGGCCAGTATGGCACCCTTCTGGGCTTGGTCGCTAAGGAACGTATCGTGCTTACCGTACAGTGAGATGTTACGCTCAGTGATGTTCGCGTTGAAGCCCCTCTGGAACTCTGAGTCCTCAGGGTTAATCATGAACTGCTCAGCGTACTCGTTGGCACCTTCGGTCAACCGCTTGTGTCTATACTCTTCCATCTCGGTACGAGTGCGGAACTCACCGTTCTGAACCTTCTGTGCCACTTCGTCGTCGATGAGGAACGCAGCATTACGGCCAGTCTTGAACCGTAGGGCCTCCATAGCGTACGGGTCATCCTGATACAGCAGGGTCCCATTCTTGATTGCCTCTCGTCGCTGCTCTGGGGTCAACTTGCGGATAATCTCGTCGGACCGCTCCTCAGCCTTGTCCCGCTGTCGCTTATCGTATGCGTCTGCCGCCTCACCCATTGCTGCCCCAAACTTCGCCAAGGACTGCACTAGGTTGGACTGGCGGGCACCCTCCTGTTGAATGGTCACTGGGCGATACTGCATGGACGCTGCGCCACCACGGATTCGAGTAGACCCGGCCTGTGGTATCTGGTTCAATGCTTGCTCTAATTTACTGGCCATTACTTACCTCCTACCTTAGTACCTTTGGCCTGACTGATTGGGGCCTTGGTGGACTTGCTGTCGAACGCACCGGAAGCGTATGCGGATGCTGCCTGTGAACCCATCAGCGCCAGCGGGTCGAGTACCTGCTCCAGCTTAGACTTACCTTTACCCTCAGCCTTCTGCATGGATTTAACTTGGTCAATAGTTGACTCAGAGTTACCCAGTTGCTGAGCGAACAATGACGCATAGTCTCGACGGTAGTTATCGGTGACCGCGTTAGCCTCCCGGATGAACTTACCCTCTTCGATTCGACTGATACGGTCCATACTGGCTCCCTCAAGGTTTCCCTCTCCGATTGCTGCACGGATTGTACCCATGGCCTGAACCTTATCGAGATTCTTAGCGGTCAGGTCCGCACTGGCTTCTTCCAGCTTCTGCTTCTGCTCAAGGCTGGCGTTGGCGTTCTGAATGTTTGACTCTTTAATCATCTGGGCGGACTGTCTGCGCATTTGGTCATTCTGTAGGCCCGTGGCTTGTGCAGCATTACGGGAGCTACTCACAGACTGTACCGCCATCATGGCGATTGGAATAGCTGCTACCCAGCACATAATTACCTCCTTATGGTGAACAGTTGGAACTTCCCACCCTGAGTGTACTCCTCATGGAATACAGCACCGATGGACTTAAGGAACCGCTTGTGGGGACCGTTACCGACCCACACGAAGTTCCACAGGGATGGATACACATTTAATAACATGTCCCTGTACTCCATGATTCTCTCACGGAACTCCAGCTTGCCAGCCCTGTCGAGTCTCCACACTTGGTCACTCGTGACGAACCAGCATTGGTCTCCGCAATTTCCACCTATAGCCAAAGGAAAACCATCGTGGTCTAACGTGACACACTCGGTAACCGCTGGGAACGATGGTTCTATACCCATGGCCTGCGCCTCAAGTACGTCATGGTAGGCCGGGACGAACAAATCAAAGTCATTACTTACAGTGTTTCTTATGTACATGCTTTAAGTCCCCCTCTTAGTGTTGTCTCCCTATAGTGTGCCCTAATTGAGCACACCATAAGGATTCCTTCAGTTAAATACCGTTAGCGCGTCTCATGTAGTTACCCTCCCAGCCACACCCAATGATTGACACCGGGGAAGCGTTGAAGGAACTCAAGGACACCTTCTGATACAGGGCGTTACCAGTCACCGGGAATCGGTATTGACCAGTAGTTGTGGCCTTCTGGCCCAGACGTAGACCGGTAGAACCAACTCTGGCGTTGACCAGATAGTTGAACTCGCGGTTACCGTTCTCGACGCTCACAGTGAACGCACCAGTGTCCTGATAGTTCACCCACGCTCTTCGCAGCTGTAAGCGTCCTGCGTCCTCTGTGGACGTTGTGCCGTCGTTCTGCTCCTGCTTGATGAGGAACCTACTGAACACATATTGGAAGTCATACAGGAACCCAATGACGATATCCTTACCAGCAATGTCACCGCTAATACGAATGTCTGGGGTTGAGTTCCAAGAGTCACCCATAGGCTCATACGTAGTGATTTTCCCATCACTATCGCAGATTGCCACCGTACCCTTCGAGAACGACGCACCGTAGATGTCCTTGACGTTCACCACCGTCTGGTTAGTCTCGATGTCATACGCAGTCTCTGAGATGTGATACGACCGCTTGGCGTCCACGTGGAATCGGTAAGGCTCGAATGGGAAGTCCGTAGAGTTCTTCTTAAAGTCCACCGCAGCTATCCACACGTTGTAGGCATTCCGCATAAGCATGTACATCGTCGAGTTGATGCAGTTTGCGGCCATCACCTCCACACCATCACCGAAGTCCCAGTGAGACCATGACTGTTGGCGGATGTTCTCATCCATGTAGAGGAACTTGTAGATGAACACCTTGCTGGGAGCGCCCTTGGTCAGTACACACGCGAAGTTCTCCGTACCAGACCCGTTGATGCTATACACACCGTTCGGGATGTAGTTCGGTACGTGAGCCGTCATGTCCTCTGCGTTCTTCACGGAGCTTACATCCTGTACCGCGTAGTAGCGCATGATGGACGTAAAGGAGCTGCGAGGGGACGCATAGTAGATATTCCTACCGATACCGTAAGGACGAGCGCGGTCTGACACGTCGAACTGGGTGGTCAGGTCTAGCTGTGCGGTCTTAGCGGATAACACACCGTTTGCCGACAGGACGAACTGTGCCTCATCAGACCACAGCAGAAGCTCCTCAGCGAAGCTCACAGCATACTTCAGTACCGACACTCGGTTATGACTTACAGCAACATCCAGCGGGTCATCGTCCGTGTAGTTAGCCACTGACGGTGGGTAGAACTCGAAGTATTTGCTGGTACGAGACATCACAATGTTCTCCCCAGAGATGAACCCCAAGCGGTTCCTGAAGAAGAACACGTCAGTTATCGTTGAGTTCACAAAGGATGGTTGAGGGTTGGTATCCTCGTCTCCAGCACGTCGGTCCTTCCAATCGTGATACCCGAGGTCGAAGTTACCATCAGCTGCGCGAACCAGTGTCCAAGGCATAGTGGTGTAATCCAGCCCTATCGAGATGTTCCATCCAACAGTTTCCTTCCAGACCTTCTGACTCTTGTCGTACTTAACGTAATACTGGTCGGCGGTCTTTGACGTATCTCCGACAATCTTCACCATGTACCCATCTGGCGCGTTCAGAGGCAACTTAGAGAAGCTCTGGACGTAGTGAGTAACCGGATTGATTAACTGGTCGGCGTATCCATCCTTAGTCTCCAGTATGTCAATGGTGGTACCTGCTGGAGCGATGCAGTGGATGAACCCTGTTCCGACATTGAACGTCCACGTAGGGTGCGCTGTGCGGAGAAGAACCGCGATGGCCTCAGCGATAGCCTGTGCGTCCACCTTGGGCGGGTCATCCTTAGCGTTGTCGCCCGGAGGGAGTTGGTGGCTTACCCACACGCCGTTAATATTCACTTCGAGCTTACGCCCATACTGACCACCGCGAACGTTAATGAGGGCATCAACGTTATCTCTGAAGGTGCCACCGTTGGTCAGGTTCTGACTCTCCCGGACCTGTCTGGTACGGTTCACGATGAACGTGTAGTCGGCCACGGTGACCATCCGCAAGTTATCCTTAGGGTTATTGACGGTCACGTAAGAGCGGTCACCTCGGACCTGATACTCATAGCCGGACAGGTCGAATACCCGAACGTTATTCCCTGTGAACACGGCGTAATACTGCTCGTATTCGTCACGGTTTATGAGGTGGATGTATGGGTCTTCCCCAAGATACCCACGGCCTCCCAAGGACTTTATGAACACCATAGGTGGCCGCTTCTGGAGACCCTCAGTCTCGGAGGACCAACCGTTTACCTGAAGTGTACCCTGCTCAGGATACCGTAAGATTTCAGGCTGCTGGCTAATGCCTCCCTTGAGGTTCTTGATTGATTGTGATACGAGAGCCATCTGGTCCTCCTTAAGTTTCTGATTAACGACCGATGAGACCCTGCACGTATGCGTCACCGTCGAGCATGTTGTACTGCCCGAAGTCCATCTCGTACTCGTTGCACGCCATACGCGCTTCCATCTCTTCCTGTGCCAGAGAGTTCTCTACGTCCTCCGCTCCGAAGAACCGAGAGTTGAACTGGCGGCTTGCCTTGGTGACAATCCACTGGCGAAAACATTCGGGCATCTCGTCGTAATCCTGAAGGGTAATCAGGGTCACAGTGATTGGTCCAGAGAAGGTGTCTGTCCCTGTGGACTTATCGTACACCCAGCCACCACGGTTAACGTACTGGCCACCAAGGATGGACAGGTAGGCAGGGCGGAATGGGATAAGACCAGTGCTGACATCAGGGGTCAGTGTGGCCGATTCGTTGATATTGAAGGCCCAGCCTTTAGACTGAATCTGGCGGTTAATCCTGTTGAGGATACGACGAGCGTTCGCTACGTCTGCGCTACCATCTTCGTCAAGGGTTGTCACCGGGGATTCGCCGATAGCTGCGAGCATCTCGTTGACGGCATCCAGCTCAGCGGCAGACCCAAAGTAAGCATCTTGCATGTTCATATTGTAAGCTCCTAACGAAAAAACCCCTCAGAGACCGTGAGTGGTCCCCAAGGGGTTTGGCTTAGTTTTAATTAGTCACGACCAGCTTAAAGGACTTCCATTCAGACCCGTCAAAGCTGACAGTCACCAGAGTTTCGCCCACAGCGATTCCTTTGAAGTACAGCGTGTTGGTCCGGCGAGTATGGCTGGCAATCCCTGAAGTACCATAAGTTACCTCAAGTGTTGACCAGTCCGTTACTCCCTCCAGCCCATCAAGTGCCACCTTAAGTGAATCACCAGCAATGACCACGGTCTGTACCTCATACTCAGACGGAGTTACCGTCCGAGCACTAAAGGTATTTACGCTTGGGCCGCTGTGAAAACCAGCGCACCAGCAGATTCTGGACGCAGACCACCGTGACCCATCGCGTACTTAGCGATAATCTGGTCAGCCTGATACTCAGCGCGGCGAGCACGTTCCAGAGCGAGGTCTTTCAGCTTGACAGTACCAACAGCGGAACGGTGCTGGAACAGGCCCACAACGTTCTCTTTGTTGACTTTACCACCAGTTGCCGGGAAGGCGTGCTTCTGGTTGGTCGCATCTGCGCCTTCGTCCGGGCGGTCATCGCCAGCACCACCAGCGGTCAGGTGCGGAACCTCTACGACTTCGAAGCCCATAACGTTACGGATAGAACCGCGCTCAGGGTCAATCAGAGCCGCATAGTTCGCAGCGTTAGGCATCAGAGCCGCCAGAATCGCAGAGTACACGTCTGGAGTGGTGTAGAACGTACGGTCGTTAGCCGGGACGTAGTTCTTGGTCAGAGCTGCACGAGCAATGGTCAGCTGTGCGATAACCGCTTGGCCCAGTTTAACCGGGTCGGTCAGGTCAGCCTTGGCACCAACTTCCAGCAGTGATGGTTTGCCCAGACCAGCGATGTTCTCGTTGACGGAATCAGCGAGGTTAACCAGACCAGCCAGCTCGGCCAGTACCGCACCATCAGCTGCCATCGCCAGAGATTCACCAATCTGAGAGGTGTACTCGGAGCGCACGTCATAGTGGTTCATCGCGTCTTCGATGTCGTAAATCAACACGTCAGCGGTCAGCAGGCCATCAATGTTAATGGTCTTCTCAGTGTGCTTGATGTCTTTACGTTTGTCATCCAGAGACTCGCCCGGTTGCAGGTAGGCAGCCTTGGTGCGACCAATCACAGGGAACTGTGCGGACTTACCGGAGCTGATTTGACGCTGCATGTGACGGTTAGTGGTCACAGAGGTACGAGCGAATGCGGTAAGGACTTCACCGCCGAATACTTTCAGGAATAGCGCCAGCTTGTCTGCTGCGGATTGACCTTTACCTTGGTTAGTACCGAGCTGCTGTCCACCTTGCATGTTAGCCATGTTGAATCTCCTTATGTTGTTTATACGAAATGTTTTGAGGTACTACTTGAAACGAGGTGATACTCATTGTGTAACTCGAAGGGAGAAGTCCCAGCCTTACAGTTGCGCTGGGGTCTCCCTATAGTGTGCCCTAATTCATTAGAACGTTGAGTCGATTACCTTTTGCTCTACTTCACGACGATACTTAGAGTCGGTGCGGTAGCGCGGGTCGGACATCGCCTTAATCATCTCAGCTTGGGACTCGAAGCCTACAGCCTTGCGAGGAGCAGGTTTCGCTGGGGTTGCACGCTTGGCAATAGAGCGCTCGGCTTTCTTACCAAAGGTTTTATCACGAGACTGTCCCGCTAGGTTCAGAATCGTCTTCATGGTGGCTACATCACGAGACTCAAACGCCTTGATTAGCGCCTCGGCACCCTCAGGGTTATTGGTCTGCATGTGGCTGTAGACCTGCTGGAATCGCTCACGGCCTCCCACGAAGTCCATCACTTTCTCTACGTACTGGTTGACCAGAGCTTCCTGACCGCGAATGTACGCATCAACGAACGCCTTACTGTAGCCAGCCTCGGCCAGCTCTCGGTAAGACTCATCGGACAAACTGTCTTCGTTCTGGTACTCCTGCTGAATACGGGTCACAGCATCCTGTGAGAGACCGCGTTCGATTGCAGTAGCAACCATGTCGTTAAAGCCAGCTTCGTGTTCTTCCAGCTGCTGAGAGGCTTCGTTGATGTCAGCCGGAGTTTCACCAATCGGTTTGAACTCTTCAGGTTCACCATCGTCCCCGGTTACTTCATCCGGCTGACTCCCTTCGTCGCCCTGCTGTTCTTCATCACCCTGACCCTCTTCGCCTTCCTGTTCGTCTGAACCATCAGCGGAGATACGGACCTGCATACGGCCCTCTTCAGGTTCACCGAACTGGTCCACATCGGAACCATACGGGTCATCACTGTTTGTGTTCAGCTCGATTGCATCATCGCCATCACGGGCAGCAACATCAAGAGCCAACATGTTTTCTTGGTGCTCCTCAGGTGTACTACCAGTCAGTACAGCACTGTTAACACCGAAGGATGCGTATACGTCTGCGTTAGATTCGCCAGCCATTTCAATCTCCTTAAAGTTAAGACTAAGAGGGAAACACGAAGGACTCGAACCTTCTGACCAGACCTCATTCAATCTGGGTGTATCTCCCTATAGTGTGCCCTAATTACATGCCCGGTTGCATACCGACAGAATCAGCCGCTGCGGCCATCGCTTCAGGACTTGCAGTAGCCTGTGTAGCAATCCCTTGACCCAACGCTGCGGCCCCTTGCTGTGTAGCAATCTGGGCACCCTGCTGTGCCATAAGGGCGTTCTTCTGCTCCTGAGTGAGAAGCATACCAGCGGTGTCGAGTCCGATAGCGTTAGCGATACGTAACTTGAGGTTAGCCAAGTTGAGGTCATCATCGCCTTCGAGAGCCTTAAGAGCTGACCATGCGGCAATGCATCGCTCCAGCTTGTCAAGGTCCTGCCCACGTCCGATAGCCTCAAGGCCAGTGCTGATAGTTGGCTCGACGGCCTCTTTAGGTAACTCCGGGATTTGCTGCGTGGCTTGTAGTTGCTTCAAGAGCACTCTTACCAGAGGCAGCTGGAGTTCCTGCGAGAGAATCGAGTAGACACCACCTAGGGTATCTTCCAGCTCTGACGCCACATACCGAATCTCTTCAGCTGTGACTCGCTCTCCTGTACGTTGTACCGCACTGTTGAGCATAAAGGCATACGAGAGGCGGGCCTCAATGGTGTCGCTTACGTTCTTCGCTACGGTAAAGTCACCGGACTTCTCCAGCTGGAGGAACTCAATGTCCTGCTTACGGCCCGGTACGAACGCACCAGACTGTGCTGCCGTGAGTCGGCGGACCTGAGTGATACCTGCCGGGTCTACCAGACCGATGACCTTCGCGGTAATCATCGCCATCTTCACGATGGACTCTTGGAGGTTCTCTAGGGACTTGAGGTCACCCAGATACTCTTCAACGTAGGAACGACCGTAGGATTCACCGTCAATGCGCACCATGCGGACCGGAATGTACGGACACTCTTCGAGTGGGTACTCGGCCTCACTGCCCGGTACTACCTCTTCGGCAACCTCTTCGTACTTCGAGTAGCCATCCCCGGCTTCGTTCAGGTACACGTGGGTGTAGACGTCAATCTCAGCGTCTTCCTTCTGCTCACCTTGGGCTGCTTCCACTTGGCTGCGGACATCCTCAGGGAGAGCGTTAAATGCAATCTTGTCTAAGGTGACAATCTGGAGTACGTTACCGAAAGCGTCTCGCTGTACCACATACGAGTTCAGTCGATAGAGCTTCATCGGGGTATAACCCTCAGGCTCCGGTAAGTACAGCAGCGCGTTACCAGCCACACACAGTTGCTTCAAGCACTCAAAGAGAGTCACTCGGTAACTGTTGGACTCGATGTAGTTCATGATGATGCGCTCTACCATTGAGAGGCCCTCATCGACCTTAGCCAGACCCTCAGCGTCACCCAGAAGGTTCTTCGCTTCGTATTCACTAATGGTCAACTTCATCCATGACTGCATCGGGAACAGGGCCAGCATCAGCTTGGACGCTAGGTTGTTCAGGCCGCGAGCACCTACGGATTGCCACGGAGTCGTGTAATCGGTTGATGCGTTATCGGAGTCCTTAGGGAACAGCGAGGGAATAGTGTACTGCGCACAGGACTCTGCTCGTGTCTCGTAAGGTTGTCGGTCGTTCTTCAGACGGTCATACACCGCCTTGGCTCCCTCCTCTGCGAAGCCTTCGAGTTTAACTTCTGCCACGGGTCACCTCCTTACAGGTTAATCCCACCGCCTGAGCTGCGGGAAACTGAGAGGGACTTCTTACCGGACGCACGAGTTTTCTTCTTGCCAGACTCAGTGTCTGCTGAAGATTCAACGTCCTCCACGACCTCTTTCGGTGCTTCCTGAGGTGCGGCCACAGGTGTCTCAGCTGCTGTCTGTACGTTTGGTGCATCTGCCGCCAGACCAACGGCCTTGAGTGGCGCTTTGACTACCTTCTTGATGGCCTTCTTAATCTTCTTGAACAGTCCCATGTTAACCTCCTAAAGCTGACTTGCGAATTTTACTGACGGAACCTGTAGGCTCGGTCGTTTTGGTCACCTTTAGTGACTTACGCCCCGACACCTCAGGAGTGGTGCTGTTTGAGTCTTCGTCACCACCATACTGGATACCCTTAGGTTCCTCAGTTAGTGGAGCTGGCTCAGGGACAGTCGTTGTGTCAACCTTAGGTGCTTTCATCTTAGGTGAGAAACACATAATCAATCTCCTTCTTTGAGTGCACGCTGACGACCCTCCATCTCGTCGAGGACACGAGAAGCCATGTAGTGACCATACAGTACCCCGGAGATGAACTCCTCACTGTGACCAGCCTCACGCAGCTTACGGACCTCTGATTGATACAGGAAGTCAGCATTGAATCGAGACTGTAGGTACTCCTTGACAGCTCGCGGTACGTCAGGAAGGTCATTAGGATTGTTAAGGATGTGCTCTATAGGTTTTAACATTTGAGTCTCCTCTTTAAGTAATCTTTAAGTAATAATCATAATGGGCACTTCCCTATAGTGGGTCCTAATTGTGCCCATGAGTTTATCACTCTGCTTTGTGCTCAACTATCTGCTTGATAATCAAGACCAACATCCAGAGACCACGAGCGACTAAGCCCATGGTCAGTACGATGAGAATCAGCTGCCCGGTTGCCATAGAGTAATCTCCCCAGTCTCGATGTTGTACTCATCAGAACGGAGGATGCGAGCCATCTGGCCCTGCTTGATTACTTCCGCTTCGGTCATCCCTGCTTTGGCACCAATGGACTTAATGCAGTCCCAGAGCGTCTCTCCCGGCTCAGGAGCGCGTTTCACCCACTTGGTTACCTCTTGGCCCTTGTTCTTACCGGACTTCAGTACGGACGTTACAGGCTCCACAATGAAGGGTTCCTTCAGGAAGTCCTCAGCGGTATCGCCCCATCCGGGAATCCCACCGTAACCATCGGTGATGTCACCCTTGATAGTCTGGAAGAGATGCCAGTAGTCGGCTGTCTCCTGAGTCTGCACGAGGATGTTACCAGTCGTACACCACAGGAAGTCACAATCCGGGATGGTCTTAAAGTCCTTGTCACAGGAGACCAGTACGGCCTTCTCGTAGTGATACGGAAGCGGATTAGACCCGATGATGCCCATCACGTCATCGCCTTCTAGCTGAGGCTCAAGGACGCACGTGTAGGTCTCGAAGACGTACTCAAGGAACTCGAAGTAACCCACAGGCTTCTTGACGACAGCTCGGTTCTCTTTGTACGTTGGGTCCACCAGCAGCTTGCGCCAGTTGACACGGTCAGTGAACGCTAGGACAACGTCTGCATTCTTCCATGCCTTCTTGCGACCCTTGTAGGACTCGATGGAGTTCTCCAGAATCTCGCGGGCCTTGGCGTGGTCACAGCAGCGGTGCCAAATCTCCTCCTCCCACGAGGCATCGAACTCAGCGGCACTCATGGCTTGGAATACCAACCAGTCACCATCCATCACAAGGACACCCTTGGCAATCTTCTGGGTTGCCCGGTAGTCACTGAAGGATAACAATGTGTGCTTACTCATTCTTTAACTCCTTGAACTTAAAGCCCATCTCTGGGTCGTGAAGGTCTTTGTGGGTGACGTGGGACTGTCGCAGCATGTAGCCATCCTTATAAAACCAAACGATACCACCAGCTGTTTCCCAGTGTGATTTAGGTTCCAACGGGTGCACAAACACCATTCGCTTTCTCACAGGCAACCTCCGTGTTTCTTAAGGAATCTCACTCCGGCACTGGTAATTTCCCAAGCACCACCATTACGACCACTCATGGTCAGACACGAAATGTGACCACGGCTCGCAGCCTCAGCGACTAACGCGGCGTTGTTCCGTACGTAGTTCGACTGGAAGGACTTAGGGCAGCCTTTGAGGGCCGCCAGAACTTTTAAGTATTCACTCATACCTTCACCCGTACTTCAGCTGGTGCGAATCGAATGTTGATTTCACTCTTTTGCACCTCATGGCCCAAGTCCTTAATGGCCTTACGAAGTCCATCTTTGAGGATAGCCACGATGGCACCCTCAGGACCGAAGGTCAACGCTTTGACCAGAATGTTATCCTGACGCGGGTCACGAGGACCCTTGGCTAACTCTTTGAGTTCCTTGAGGAACTCTTGCTCCTGCTCGTTACTCATAGTCGCCGTTACGTCGAACGTTACGCGAAACTGTTTGTTAATGCCCATGATGAATCTCCTTTGTTTCGGTTTCCAACACACATTGAGGTCTTACCCTTTACGGATTCCCATGTGTAAATTAATACTTCCTCACCAAGTACCACAGCGAGAATGTCAAAGTCGCCATCCTTGTAGGACGCCCGACCACACCCGCCTAGTCTCACTTGATAAGCCGTTGAGTTACCGCTCCTGATTTTCGTTGCGGTCTTAACCTGAACCTTGGTGAATACACCATCACGGCATACCACCAAGTCTTCTTTACTTTGAGCCATCATCGGGTAATAAACCTGATACCCTGCTTTGATGAACTTATAGGCTACTAACATTTCAGAAGCGGCACCAGTTTGATGCTGCTCGTTCATAGTAACTCCTTATAAATCAATGGCAAATTGCCCAGTTCGGACCCATCTTACCTTCTGTGTCCAGACGGCAACGGAACTTAAAGTGTTCCCCTACGTTACGCATAGCTTGCTGCGCTGTGTCAATCACCTGCTGTGCAATCTCAGGTGTCCTGCACGCCACTTGTATTTCGTCATGGACCCACGCCATGTACGCAAAGTCCCCATCCCAACCATGCTTTAAGCCAGCTTTGAGAAGTAACTCTTCAGTCTCGACAATCCACAGCTTACAAATGAGCGCACCCGCTGACTGAAGCAACGTGTTGAGCGCGGCATGTGGTGACCGAACGTGTACCTTTCTTCCATCCAGTCCCTTAATCCAGCGTCGTTTCCACTTGACCTTCTGCTCTCCGGCAACCCATCGAGATGACTCGACAAGGGTCTGCTGGATTCCTTCACGCAAGGCTGCGATTGCTGGGGTGTTCTCAAGGAATTTCTTCTTGAGTTCCTTTCCGCGTTCCTTACCTGCTCCAACGATTTGTCCAATCTTCTCATCACCAGCACCATAGAGGAAGCCGTAGATGAATGTCTTGGCGTTATCGCGTGTAGGCAGCTCAGCAGCCTGTTGGTTTACTGTGTGGATGTCCCCGTTAAGAATAACATCTGCATAAGCTCCCCCGTCGTACTTGGACATGAAGTGGGCGAGACACCGCAGCTCCAGACCACTGGCGTCGATGCCAGCTTGTACCCAAGGTAAACCAGTGAGGCCGTCAAGATGATGCTCAGCACCAAAAGCAGCCCTGCAAGGCTCGCCGTAAGGACTTCGAACACCCGGTACTTGCCCGAGGTTTGGGAAGCTGTGAGTCGCTCGGCCTGTAACGGCACCATTAGGATTGACTGAACCATGAATTTTACCATCCTCTTGAACGTAACGTAGCCACGCTTTGTCACCCTCAGCCGCCTGACCGATGCGCTTCTGTATCATCAGGTACTCTTTGATGAGGTCGATACAACGCTGCTTCTCAGGGTCGTCCACACGCACATGCTCAAGGACCTCGTCGTCAACCTTAGGTGCACCTTTATCGGTGAACTCTGTAGGTATCCATCCGGCTTCCTTCAGCTTGAGTGCAATGTGGTCTCGACTACTTGGGTTGAACACAACGTGCTCTACTGGTGTGTACGGAGCGCCCTCTACGTAATCCCGAGTGTCCAGCTCACAAGGTTCACGACCCTCACGCTGAGCTTTGTTCTTGGGTTTCTTGTAGATGCCACCTTGCTTCGGATATTTCACTCGTGGGTATTTCCCCAGAGGCTTCCCGGTACGCGGGTGCAGGAATAACTCAGTGCCTCCTTTAGGTTGATACCAAGTCCCGAAAGTGTCGGTAAGTGTCTGAAGGAGTTCAGAACGACGACCAGCTAGTTCAACGTAGAGTTCCTCGATGGCCTTGGTGTTGAATGGGAATCCGTTGCGCTCCTGCTTAGCGAGCAGCCAAGCGGCTCGGTGTTCCAGCCATACAGCCTCACAGGACTCTGACCAGAAGGTTGTCGCGCCCACATCCGTGAAGTCTATACCAGCCGGGAAGTAGTGCTTGTCGCTCAGTAGCTTCTCAAGCAGAGCCTTGGTCACCACAACGTCCTGAACGTTATAATCCATCATCGGCTCGTTGAAGCTAATCCACTCAGCTCCTTCCACATAATCCTCTCCCTGTTCCTCAAGGAGCTTCTTGAAGTCGTCCTTGTACTCACCCTTCATCTCGCCCAAGCGGTAACCCCACGCCTCCAGAGCGTGAGACCCGAAGCGCTTACCGGGTAACTTACCGGAACGTAGCAGGGCCATGTCGGAGTCCTTAATGTTCGCAAACAGCAAACGACTGAGCACCAGCGTGTCCACTACGTTCTCACGCGGCAGGTGGAACTCTCGGTTTAACTGGAGCTTGGCCAGCTTGGTCAACACTGGGGCATCGTACTTGTGACCGTTGTGGAATACAATGAGACCACCACGAGCCACCTCAGCTTCCAGCGCATCGAGATACGCGGAGAAGTCCCAAGGTCGATACGATACGTACTCGTCCGTACTGTAGTCATAGATGACACCACAGTGGAACTGAGTGACTTTCTCTAAGAGGTTGTTCGCCTCGATATCGGTTACTAACATAGTGGTCTCCTGTTGCTTAACGACGCCCGATGAAATACTCACGCGGACGCACGGTTAACTTACTGTTCTCGACGGTAAAGCTACCGTTTAGTACATTAGCGCCCAGTCTGCTAACGCCACGGACGTGGGACACCTGTGAGAATTTGTTGCCGACGCTGCGGATATACACGGTTCCACCAAGGGAACCATCCTCCCACGTTGCCAGCTCGCCAGCCTTCAGTGGGGCCTTGTAGTCGCTCAATTTTGGTGCAGGTTTCTGCCAGCCTTTGTGAGGGTCGTGTGTCCACCCTAAGTTATACAAGATGTTAACAGCAGCAACCTGTCTGGACTCGTGAACCTTAACAGCTTCCAGCTCTTTGGTTAGCTTCTCGATGTCTGCACGGATTTCTTCAGGTTTACGCATGGTTATGTCCTCTCAATATGTTGTGTGTGATAATCATAAAGGCCACTACATATAGTAATGACCTTGAGTTTATCACTTAGCTTCTTACGCTTCTGCCAGTCTGGTTGCCGTTGAGCCTACCTCTTTACTCAGGATAACCTCACGGACCTTGTCCGCACCAACAGCTACAGTAGCGGCTACGGCCACGGATGCCAGCAGTCGAGCTGCCTGAACATCGTCGAGGGTAACGCGCTGAGTGTGCGCACGGTTATCGCTCTTTGCCTTCCAGCGGTAGACCAGAGTTACCTTGTCGTTGCGGACGTTGATGTGAACCTTACGGCCCCACTGGTCAGCGGTGTCGGACAGCTGAATGGTATTACCGGGGAATTTAGCTTTGGTAGTCATTAGAAGAACTCCTTAAGTTTCTGAGCTTTAGCTGCCACCTTAGCGGCCTCTGCGGTTGCGTCCAGAGACGCTTGACGTGCCTTGTCGGCGGCTTTAGCCAGCTTAGCGGCAGCCTCTGCTTCCACCTTGGACGCTTTGTCCAGTGCCTTGGCTTCACGGATGTACAGTGCTATGACCAGACGGCCTAAAGTTTCGATAAGTTTAAACATGATGAATCTCCTTTAAGTGGTTTCGGGATGTGTTCCCAATAGTGTGGGTTAATTAGAACGATAGGCACCGTGGGCGTATGCGCTCTCTATATCAAAGTCAGACTGAGTGAACGACCCATAGTCATCAATAGTCCTCTTCGTGGCCTTCCCAGCCAGTATCTCCTTCTCCTTCTCCGCCAGTGTAGCTAGACGGTTCAAGGAGTCCGGTCCTTTCGTTGTACTCCATGTATCCCGCAATACCAACGCCAATACCATTAAAGCGACACTTGAGAATACGAAGGAGGACAAGATTAGGCATGTCCCCTTGCTGATTACGCTCAAGGGCAATGATAGTATCAGAGAGTTGGCGCAGAGACCCAGACCCACGCAGGTCAGTAATGGAAACAGCACGTCCTTCTTCATGAGCTTTACCTTTCTCCGGGTTCTTCAGGTGGCAAATGACAATGAGTACCACTCCGGTTGACTTAGCGAACCCTTTCAGCTTAGTCATGAGTCGGTCAATCATCTTGCGCTCATCGGATTCCTCCGAGGCTGACACTACGATTGATATGTGGTCCAGAATGATTACGTCACAGTTCAACCCTGTGCGCATGTAGTGCAGCTTGGCCAGCAGGCGGTCCACCTCAGCTTCCGCAAAGGAATCGTATAGATGGAACTGGTCTGTACCATAAAGTTCATCGAACCATTTGTCGTACGCACCATCCTCAATGAGTTTCTGCTTGAACTCCCGAGGCTGCTGTCGTAAGCGGATTCCATTAGCAATCCCTAGGACATCTTCCATCGTCTCCTCTACAGACTCTTCAAGCATCGCCATGCCAACCTTCAGTCCCTGCCCTCTGGCGAACCCTAGGGCCTGCTGACGGACGAACGTTGATTTACCCATGCCTGAGCCTGAGGTGACCATTATGACCTCGCCACCGCGTGCTCCTAGCGTTCTGTCGTTAAGGCCCGGGCAGCCTGAGAACAAGTATCCAACGCTCTGTTCGCTAGTCATAGCCTCACGTACACGGTCCTTCATGGACATCGCACCGATGACACCATCAGGTACCCAAGGTGCTGCGTTCCATATCTGGTCGAGAACTTCCTTGCCCTTACCTTTGAGTAAACACTCGTTGGCGTCCTTCTCGGTCAGCACGGCCACGTGGACCTTACCGGGAGGGAGAACCTGAGCGGCTTCCTCAACAGCTGCCCGACCGGGGTCATCCATGTCGAACATCAGGATAATCTGGTCGAAGCTATCGAAATACTCGTAGTTTGCACTGCAAGTTTTCTTAGCGGCTGACGCACCGTGACCGAGAGAAACCACAGGCCACTTACAATCCTGAAGTTGCATCACGGTTAACATGTCAATTTCTCCCTCGGTGATGACAATCTTCTTACCACCATTCCATAGGTGCTTACCGAACAGCGCATCCCCTTTGTGAGACCCTCGGGTAGAGAAGTTCTTCTCCTTGTCCCGTAGCTTCTGAGAGACGATGGAGCCATTCTGGTCCCGATAGTCAGCCACTTGATAAGCTGTCCCACGGACCTTGGCAACCCAGTAGCCAGCCTTCTGGCATGTTGCCTTCGAGATGCCACGAGCCGTTAGGTCAGTGTACCGACCGTCACTCTCGCCGAATATCAATAAGCCTGAACCTTGTGTATTCATCCCGTAATTCCCTCCTTTGGGTCTTCTTGATGATAACTTTTCGGTACGTTCCTCTGAGCCGGGAACCCGGTGTTGACACACGAAGCAATACTCGTGCCCGTCAGAGTACACTGAGTTACCATCAGAAGAACCACAGTTTTCGCACGGAGCGTGGAACAGGAAGATGCTCTCCTGCCCACCTTCTTGAGAGTCTCCGTAACTCATAACGAGGTACCGTTGATGCATGATGTGACAAATGAGACCACGAAGGATAGCGCCCACAAGCCTAACAGCCCGTACGCTAGGAATGGGATTAGGTCGAAGTGCTCTTTGAACTTGTTCATAAAGTAATCTCCTCAAGCGACAACAGGGAAACGTAATTGTCTCCCTGTAGTGTGCCCTAATGTTTACCCATGGTCAGAAGTGACCAGTTCGTTCTTCTCCCACCAGCGCTTCAGGTCGAAGCTCGGGCAGGCCTTAGGTGCTACATCATGGTGTGCCATCAGCACGGCCCCAGTGTATTGCACCTTCAGTTCTACCAGAAGTGAACGCAGCGCCTGCATCTGGGCTGGAGTGAAGTTTGCCTCAGGGTTGCCCTTGGCGTCGATACCTCCCACCAGACACACGCCGACCGAAGTCGAGTTGTAGCCTTTGACGTGTGAACCTACAGCATCTTGGTCTCGGCCCGCCTCAACGGTACCGTCACGACGGATGATGAAGTGGTACCCAACGTCTAACCAGCCCTGCTCTTTGTGCCACTGGCGAATCTCACGGACACCTACGTCCATGGTTGCCTTGGTGGCCGAACAGTGAACGAAAATCTGAGAGGTCTCCTGTCGCTTAGTGAATTGAACCTTGGCCATACTTACTTTGCTCCTTTCTTCTGCTTGAACTTGCCGAACGGTACATCACGCTTCGGCTCCTTCAGCCAGTCTACGGGAATCAATTTGTCGGCAAACAAGATGTTATGCTTCTCGCACCACTCAGCGTAACTGGTGGGCGACCCTTTGTAAATCTTGGTCCGTGACGACGAGAATACCAGACGAATGTCTAGCTCTGGATGTTGCTCACGAATCAGTAGGTGCTTCTTGCGGTCCTCGGCTTCCCAGAGACCCTTAGTCTCCACAAAGATACCGTTGGGTAACAAGAAGTCTGGAGTGTAAAGGTGGTCACTCGCAGGAATAACGTAAGGGATGCGCCACAATTCGTAGTCGAACGTGACGCCCTTTGATTCTAACTGCTTGGACACCTTGTCCTCAAGGCCAGACCGGAAGGCACCCACCTTCCGAATCCCTTTGGCCCCATAGCCCGCCATTAGAAGTCGTCGTCTTCTTCGGCTTCACCCTCGTCAGCTTCCTCACCAGACCAGTCTTCTGGGTCTTCCTGAGGTTTACGGCTGCGAGGTTCGTCCGCTTCGTAACCGCCTTCTACGGCTTCGTCAGCCCAGTCGTCTTCGCCACCACCAAAGGTAGCCAGTTCGACCAGCATCACGCCTTCCAGCTGCAACTTAACGGAAGCGCCAGCTACCGCCGACCAGCCATACGGTACCAGAGAGAAGCGAATCTTCACTTTGGAACCACCGCCGATAATCGGAACGTCTTGGATGCGTTTACCCTTGGCATCAACTACACCCAGAACAATCTTCTTGGTCTCGCCAGTCTTCTTGTCCTCGTACGAACCGTAGCACTTGAAGTTGAACGTGGTGGTACCATCCCCGTTGTCGAAGAACGGCATGTCGCCTTCGTACGGCTTCAGGGGCTTCTTACCCTTCTGAACCTTAGGCGGGTTCGCTTCGTGTGCTTCCAGACGAGCAGCGTAGTTTTCCTCATGGGTCTTAACGATGAGGTCTACCAGCTCCTGACAGTCTTCGTTCTTGAACGTTACGGAACCCTTGTAGGTACCGCGTGGGTTCTCAAAACCCTCACCGCCATAGTCCGGCTTGTTGAAGTAAGCGTACGGCTCACAGGTACCAATCTTAGTGGTGTAAATTTTCTTCTTAGCGAATGCCATGATGAATCTCCTTTGGTTTATAACAGAAAGAGGGACAGCCTGTGTCCCTATAGTGTGCCCTAATAACTACAGGTCGAACCCGAAATTAGTATCTGGGCGTACCCGAGTCACTTGGCCTAACTCTTCGTACTCCGCCTCGGCAACTTCGAGGGCCTCCTCAAGAGACCCAGCGTGTACCGGGAGTTCATACGATGCGTTAGCTGTCTCGACCGTTACGACGAACTTTTGCATCTTCTCGCTCCTTCCACATGTTATACAGGGTGATGTACGCAGGGTCGAGCGTCTTCTCGTACATCGCTCGACACCAGTCACTTGGCGTCATAGCATAGACCCTTGTGCTTGGTGTACAGCTCCAGATAGAAAGTGGCCTTCGCCATGTCTTTCTCTAAGGTGGCCAGCTCGGACTTCTTACCAGCACGAAGGCGGTACTTGAGGATGTTCCCTAGGCAATACCCCTTGAACATCTCTTGGGTCATGCTGCGGGCAATCACCTCGATGGCCTCAACACCCTCGAACAGCTGGTAGTGGCTTGGCTGTTTCACACCATCGTCTTCTGCACTCGGAGCCTTGCTGTCCTTCATTGCGCGGACCTCCCCAATGGTCGTACCTTTAGCGGCTAGTGGACACTCACTGCACAATACCTTGTAGCATATAACTCCATCGGCGCACGTTGTGGAGTCTGGGCGGTCAGTGTTTTGTTCAACCAGTAGGTCCACCACTTGAATTTCACGTTCAGTCATTTACGACCTCCTTGATACGCTCCCAGAACAGGCGAAGACGTGGCCACTTGGTTACCACAACGGGTACGAAAGGACGGCTCTTAGTCTGAGCCAATTCGTAGAGACCGCGAGTTACCAAGATGTGCACGCTAGGTGCCAGCTCGAAGGTGTCGCCGATACGTGGAATCTTACCGTGGCGCTCAGAGGCTGCCACAGTGCTGCGGTCCTCCCGGCGAACCGAGAAGATACCGTTGGATTTATTGAAGTGTAAGCGCATGTTTTATGCTCCTTTAGGTGGCTCGTCGTTCATTGACCACACGATAGCCGCGAGGATGAACACGATGATTAGAATCAGGTTGATAGACATTTAGTGTCTCCTATAGTGGGTCCTAATTAATAACTGCGTCTCGTACAGCTATGGCTTCCGCAATGGTTCCATAGGTTCCATACGATTTGCGACGAATCCTGACGGTGAATCTGCCAGTTCTCTTATCAACTGCTACGTGTTTCTCACCGCTTACACAATGGGACCTGACTTTGCTATTTGCATTGTTGACGCTGGTGGTTACAGCTCTCAGGTTTTCAATGCGATTGTCGCTAGGGTCTCTATTAATATGGTCTATCACTAGTCCTTCTGGGATTACTCCGAAGTTAAGCATCCAGACCACTCTGTGTGCCAGCAGGTGCTTTCCGCCATATGATAACAGCCAGTACCCGTCTTTACGCTTATAGCCGATGGGCTTACCAGTAGCTGAAACGACTCCCGAAGGAGCCGCTTTGCTATACTTATATTTTCTCGCTTGGGTTATCCTCAGTTCCCCTGAAGCAGGTGAATGAGGGATGCCGCAATGAACCATCTTTCGTCTCCTCCATATAGCCAATCTGGCAAGACCAGCCATTATAGTATTCCTCGCCGTGTTCCTTAACGTTGGCAGTAAATTCATCCATCAGTGCGCGAGAGATGTTGTTGGCGTCTACTAAACGACCTGTCTCAAGAAGCACAGAGAACCCGATGACTTTGCCCTCGTTTGCAAGACCGGGAGTGCCCCAATTGACTCCCTGAATGATTCCATCGGCTTCATCGTTCGGCTTGCACTTGAACCAGCCGGACTTCTTACCGCGCTTATAGATACCACGAGGGTCCTTAACCACCAGACCTTCATGACCTTCTTCTCGTTTCTGTCGGTACAGCGCATCGAGTTCGTCCATGTCGTAAACTTCATGGGACTCCGAGAGGCACCACTCGACTTCAGGGAAGTGGTCTTGCAGAACTGGTAAGGCGACCTTGACGTGCTCAAGGCGGAGGAGGGTCATCACGTTGTAGTCATCACCGGACTCGATAATGTCAAGCGGAATGATGTCGTAGAGGACAACTTTGAGGTCTGCGCTGTTTAGGTGGAAAGGGATTTTACCTTTAGGGTTGTCCCACTCTTTCTCAATGGCATAGGTGGAGAACTCATAGTTCTTTGACTTGAGCCACTTGGTACGCAGCAGCCCAGACCCTGTGTTGAAGTCCACGCCTTTGACCATGAGTTCACTATCGAGCATAAAGCCATCCGGGAAAATCCAGCGGTCATCTTTCAGTAACTTCTGCCAGCGCATGTCGAAACCGTTGAGGTGCTCAAGTGCCGGAACGGTCTTAGAGACCCGGCTGAGCCACGCTGCGTTGGCTGTGTTGTCTACGCAAATGTTCCCGCGTACCCCATCGTGCTTAGTGTCTGCGATGAGGTAGCCGGAAGTCTCCAGCGCCTTCTCGATAGCAGAGCGAACGAACGATACGGCCTTAAAGGGGTTGGTCTTAATGTTCATCATAACGATGTCTCCGAAGTGTAGTGTTCATTTAGTGTGCAATAAGCAATCATAAAGGCCATCGAAATACGATGACCTTGAGTCTGCCTATAGTGTGTCCTAATTACTTCCAACTTGAGTAGTCGGCTGTGAGTTTTGCCAGCCAGTATGACGCTGAGTCAATTGACCATTGGCTGAACCGCTTACTTATCAGAAGCGACCCGCGTGGTTCAAACACGTTGAATACCACGGTTTTAGTGCCTGGGTCATCAAGCATGACCACGTGTAGTCCTGTCGTATCCATTAGTCTGCGATCCGCTGCTCCTAAACGAGACCATTGTGAGGTGCTCCCATCGAAAATCCATCTTTTTTCCGTAGCCATTTGTTACGCTCCTACAAAGTATTTCTCTTGGTTAACAACGCTGTCACCTTTAGCGTTACGGAAGGAACCCTTCACGCCACCACCGCGCTTCGTCTTGTTGAGCTTGCGGCCCTTAGGGATATAACCCTCAGTCTGCTGACGTTCACGGTTGCGCTCGAAGTTGATTGTGTTCTGATACATGGTGTTGCTCCTGATTGTGATAGTAAGGGACATTCATGAAGGCCACCTAACGTGATGACCTTGAGTATGTTCCTGATAGTGTGCCCTAATTAAATCTTACCGTGTCGGAACTCGATGCGGCCTACTACTTCACTCTTGTAGTAGACGAATTGCTTACGCTCACCGTTGGTGCACAGTTGGTTTATCAGATAGCGGTCTTCCAGCTCGGTCCAGCGGAGGGACTTGACGTGAAGACCACACGGGCCAAGTCCTAACTTAAAGAGCGTCTTGGAGTGGGTACCGTCTGGTAACACTGCGGTGAACTTAACGTGAATCAGGTCGGAGACCATCAGCAGCTCGTTTTGTGCTTCATTCAGCGACTTGCGGAGGAACTTCATACGGTCACGCTGGGTTGTGATGCGCCCACTTAGAGTCATCACCTTGTCTTTCTCAGCATCCAGTAGGTCCTCAATGTGCCGTAACCTTCGGCAGCATGACGCTCTGTCCTCTTCTGCCCGACGTACCTTGGTGACAGCTGACTCTAGGGCCTGTTTATGTGTTTCCACCTTTGAGCTAAGAGTGCTCTGTAGGTCGGTTGCATTCAGAACAGACCGGATGAACAAGATGGTTACGACGATTAACAAGATGGTTACGACGATTGAGTAAGTCATAGCGTGCCTCTTTAAGTTTACTTTAAGTTGTCTTTAAGTATATGGACCCAGAGCGGGTCCCTATAGTGTGCCCTAATTGCCTGAGACCTTATGCGAACGCGAAGTCAGACTCTAAGATATCGCGCAGATTCAGGTCACCTTTGGCCGGGGCCGCAGGCATCTTGTCCAATTGAGACTCGTGCAGCTGGTCAGCAAACTGGTCGTAGAAGTCAGCAATAACATCGTTGTCCTCGTAGGTCTTGACCATCGTCTCACGGACTGCCTTAAAGAGATTCCCAGCGTCAGCCGGAATGGTCCCGAAGGAGTCGTGAATGAGTGCGAAGGAGTCAATCCCGTAGACCTCGTTGGCGTGTACTACAGTCATGCGCAGGTGACTGCCGTCCTGTGAGTGGACAAAGTTAGGAGCGATGCCGGATTCCTGCTTGTGAGCATCAATCTCGGAGTCCTTCCCAGTGTTATACGTCATCTTGACGTTGGCCTGCCCGAGGAAGACCAGCTTCAGGCGCGCTTGGTTCTGCTTGCGGTACTCTTGCCACACCGGGAAGCCGTCTGGTGTTACCCAGTGGATTGCACAGCGCTTACGTAGCACCTCTTTGGTCTTCTTGTCCTTGACTTCAGCAGCCAGCAGCTTAGCGGCAGACTTCAGCCAGTTCATTGCCTCGACAGCGGCCACTACGGTCACGGTCACAGCGTCCCAAATCAGCTTAGCCATGTAGCCAGCCGCTTGGTTAGGGTGCGTAAACATCAGGCCCTCGCCGTTGTCAATAGCTGGCTGAATGGTGTCCTCAAGAACTTGCTGGCGGAAGCCAAACTCTTTGGAACCGTATGCCAGCGTCATGACCGAACGCTTAGTCACCTTACGGGTAACACCATATTGCAGCCACTGCGCAGCCAGTACGGACTCACCCAGTGTTACCTTCTCGCGGAACTCGCCAGTCTCTTTGTCGGCAATCTGCTCGACCACCGTCTGAGACCCGTTGACAGCGTGCTGGTGGAGCACCTCGTTAACCTTGTCGGCCACAATCTTGTAGATATCCTGCACGGTATCAGAAGGCAGTAGGTTAACAGCACGACCACCGATGGAATCGCGGAGCATCGCGCTGAAGTGCTGAATACCAGAGCATGACCCATCGAACGCCAGCGGCAGCGAGCAGTTGTAATTCAGACCGTGATGTTTAACTCCTGCGTACTCGAAGCAGAACGCTAAGAAGCAGAACGGTGAATCTTGCGTGGTCCACCAAGTGTTATTCAGTGGGTCAGCGGCGCTTGCCAGAATGTTCCCCTCGTTCTCTTCGATGAACTTGATGCGCTCAGGGAAGGGAACCTTATCGACTCCTGCGCAGTTTGCACCGTGAATCTTCAGCCAGTAGAACCCATCGAGACCGATTGGCTTACCTTTGGCCAATGTCAGCATACCCTTGGTCATGTCATTACCCTGCGGGTTGAACATGCTCACAGCGTACACACGCCCGCGCCAGTCCATGTTGTACGGGAACCAGATGGCCTTGTGGTTAGCGAACTTGTTGGCCTGTGCGACCATGAACTCCATCGACAAGCGGCGAGACTGGCGGGCCTTGTCCTTACGGTAGACCGCTGCGGCCTCCTTGCGCCATGCCTTGCGCGCCACCTCATTGGTGTCGATATCGTCCGGGCGTGGTGGTAACTCTTCACGTTCAATCGCTGGGACGTCACCTACCGGGCAATGCTTCCAGTTGATAATCTCGTTGACTACCGCCAGCACCTTCTTGTTGACCTTCCACGGTGTGTTTTGCGCTAGGTTGACAGCTTTGTATACCTCTGGCATGTGCACGTCTGCATAGCGGCGCAGCGCCTTCTTGGAGTGGGTGCGCACCAGTGCCAGCGGACGGCGACCTACCGACCAGTAGCCACCGCCTACGGTTTCAACCCAAGGTTTCGGAGGGACTACGCACGGTTGGTACATCGGGCTAATACCTGCGAGTGCGCCCGCTCGTTTACTCAGTAGTTCCACGAAGGCTGGAGCCAGCTGAACCATCTGCATACTGGTCACATCGTCAGAGCCATCGGCCATCTTGTTCTTGGTCATTTCCACCAGACCAGTGCCCTCAATGAGTAGCTCAAGCAGCTTGGTTCCTACGTGCATCTGCTCGTCTGTCTTCCAGCTTGACCAGTTGTCACCGCCCAGCATCCCTTTGGATATCATATCGGCCTCGACAACCTGCATGAAAGCCTTCTTGTACACGTGGCCTACTCGCTTGTCCAGCTGGTCCGCTACGTTCTTCTTGAAGTATGTGGCTTCCTGCTCGCGGATACGACCGAAGCGGGCCTCATCCTCAAGGGCCTTGCCTAACTGAGAGGATACCTGCTGGATGGTGGCCTTAGAGGCATCTGTGAGCGTCCCTAAGACGACCTTAATGGTCAGCAGTGCGATTGCCTCACTGGACACTCCGCGCTTCTCATTGAGTACCTCAGCGCCCATGCTTAGGGCTAACTCCGAGGCCACACCGTGCTTAATCGGATAGTATGCGCGGGGCTTCTTGCCGCGAGCGTTTGCTTGCTCCTCCTTCCAGTCGTCAATACGCTTGGTTAACTGCGGGTGCAACGTTAAGACCAGCGGCTTAGCGGCCACGTTGTCAGCGAACTCACCAGCTTTCACCTGACGTTCTAACATCTTCAGGAAACGCTGCTCGCCCAGCTCGTACGCTTCATGCTCAAGGGCCAGCTGCTCACGTGCCAGCTTGTCCCCGTAGTGCTCGCTGAGGATGTTGTACGGAATAGCGGCCAGTTCAATCTCTGAGAAGTCATTACGTGCAATGTTTAATGCGTTCATTGTGTGCCTCTTTGGTGCCAGCGAACTGGCGTTAATAAAGTTTATCTATCGGTGCCTCTTGCGTGAGAGACACCTAAGATACACCTAGTTAACCCATAAGTCTACCCTGAAGGTAATTGTCGGTTGGCAACGGCTTGCCCATTTGTATCGCTAGGCCCGGTCCCATGTGCCACGCCAGAACTCGCTCCTCGATTTTCGCAAGGTCTAGCTTTAGGGCGTCTACGTGATACTGCTCGCGCTCCTTCTTGTGGCGTGCTCTTACCTTAGCGCGTGCTCTGCGTGCCTTGTTGGCGTACTTGCGGTCTCTCTGAAAGGTCCCATTAGGGTCACGTTTAGCCTTGTTGCGCTTGCAGCGTTCAATCATCTTGTCGTGTGCTATCTGCTCAATCTCTGCGAGTAGCTCCTCAGGTTCCAGTGAGAATGCCTCACGTTCACGGTCGTGTGAGAATGACACAGGGTCGGTAATCACTGGCTTGCCGTCCGGTGTAAACATGATGTTTCCGCTATGCATATCGAATGACGCAATCCCGTAGAAGAACTTGCGAATCATCTGGCACGTCTCGATGAACGGCTGGTCATCCTCCGTGTAGTCCTCTGGGTCCGATTCTCCCTCGACGAAGTAATACGCGAGGTCTGCGTAGTGGCCGTGTGCATCGTTCGCTCTGCGCTGGCACGGTTCCAGCTCATCCAGCACCACCGTATAGCATCCAGCGTGACGCGCTACGTGGTAGACGTTAGGTATCCCTACCCGGCCTTGGTGCATCCGGCAGAACGCTACGTAAGCGGCCCCTGAGTCCTCTTTCTTAAAGCCAACCTTAATGACCCTACCCGGTAACAGCTCGTGCTTAAACGCTGCGCTGAAGTGGCCATTACCCAGCAGGTTAAACCCAGCGTCTTTGGCCTTAATCTTCAGGGTTTGCCAATAGTCCTGACGTTCCAGACCCCAATCGCTATCCGTATCGTCACCATCAGACGTCTCGTAATTCACAATGTCCGCGATGAGTGCAACCAATAGCGGTTGGCGCTTGTCGAGTTCACAGATTGGCAGGTTACGGATGACGTCTAAGCGTTCTTGCATGTCGGTGTAGTTCATTTGGTTGTTTCCTTATGGCGTGTCAATGGGTTGCGATGTAGAAAATGCCTACCTTGTTTGCCTTAAAGCGGCCATTAGGTAGTCGTACAGTAAAGCGAGGCAGTACGCCCCACTTCATGTAGCTAAATGATGCTTTGTGCACCTTGAGACCCTTACGAAAGTCCCGCACAAAGTACAGGACAATCAGGGTGTACACACTAATTACGAACAGGGTTACCATACATTACCTTACGTGTGCGATAGGTTTGGGCCAGCTGAGCCATGTAATAGCCGTGCCACGCGTTCATGTCTTCAGGCGACTGGTTGACACACATTAGGGCCACCTTCATGGCCTTGCGAGTGCTCTGGAGATTCTGCTGTGTGATTCCGTAGTGCTTCATACAACCTCCCAGTACTGCCCGTTGATGATCGAATAGCATTCGCCCTTAGGAGCGTCGACTTGTTGCAGCGTGCCGCCTAAAGACACCTCTTTGAGTGTTGGGTATACCATTGGGTACTCGCCCTTGTCCTCGATAGACCATAGTGCGGCTGTATGAGTCTGTGAGTTCACCACCAGCACAGCATCTTGCAAGTAAGTCTTACAGGCCAGCCACGTCAGCTCGGCCGCTTGCTTCTCAGTGCATTCAACTTTAAGCGTGCGTTCTTGCGTTGCCTCAGACATACCAGCTTCTTTAAAGCATCCCTGTACATGCTCATCACGAATGTTGCCGTATGCTCCCGGATAGGTGCGAATGGTCTTAATGAGACCCTTGAGCATCTTCTCGTTAACTTCGAGCGACTCGTACCCACGGTAAGCGGTAACGAATACAAATACTTTGTTGGCTGGTTCTTTCGTGAAAATCATAATGTATATCCTTCAGTTGATTAGTGGTTATCAGTGTGGCTACTCTCAGGGTGACAGGACGTACCTTGCCAGAGACCTGAATGTAACCACTAGTTAAACACTAAGTGATGAGTGATGTACATGTCAGCTAATCCATATTGTTAAAGAGCATGTAGGTCTACTTGCTGTACTACTCCGGCGTATCTGCTCAACCGTGTAACTTTCCAAGCTGCCTAACTGGTGATGCATGTTACTTGATGTTCATCGTTGAGTCAACCACTTTCGTATGTCCGGTTGATGACTACTTGAGACTCTCAGTCTAACCAGATAACTCGTGGTATTGTCTGGTCGTTGGTGACGTTGTGTCTCTCAACGGTTGCTAATGTCTCATAACGTAATCTGAATGTCAATACTTAAAGTTAAACTTTTAGTTAGACCTATAGTGATAGTTATCTTTATGGTAATGGTCTCTTAGTAATACTTAAAGTGTCTCCCTATAGTGTGTCCTAATAGAATGAATTGACAATGACTACCAATAGTCCTATAGTGATGTCTCACCGGATGGCCACACGGTTAACCTAAGGTATATGGTCTCAGGCATTACCTCAGGGCGTCCTAAGGTGGTTACCTCAGGTCTAACCTCAGCGGATACTTAATGAGTACCAACAGATAGGGACACAGAGACATCAACATATAGTATCCCAAGGTCCCACTCACCACAACATATAGTATCACCTAAGGTTTAACCAAAGGTTAAGGGTGGCCTATGGTTACTTTTGGTGAACTGAGAGGGTACCGGGGGGATAACCAAAAGTTTAAACTGTGAGA